GTTGTATCTCTGTCTAACTTTGTTTCAAACGTTGTATCTGCATAAACCGTAACATCTGACATATAAAACTCAAAACCTTTATCTTTTAGTCGTTGCATAAACTCTGTGTCATCATAACCGTAGTTGCCACAAAAACGCTCATCATAACCACCAACATCCCGTAAATCACTTACATTTGCAAGGTAGATATTTTTATGCGGATTTATCCACTTTCCTTTATGTTTTCTTTTGAATCTAACAATCTCTTTTTCTTCCGGAATGAAGTTGTATAATCTAGGTAAGTCTTTAACATTAAAATAATGATCAATATCCATTCTTAACACTAATCCGTTAATCTTACTAAACCCTAAATTGTTTGCTTTAGGTTGATTCCATTTAACGTCCTTTTCTATTCTGTAAACAGTTGCCCATTCGCATTTTAAAGGTACTTTAGAACCGTCATCTATAATAACTATGTCAATATCTGCTTTATCAAATCCAAGACGTTCAAGGTTCTTTATCGCCTCTGGCTGATTGTAGTATAAATATAAAATGGTCATAAAAAGTAAAGATACAAAAAAAGAGGGATTAATCAAAACCCCTCTCTTTCACAATGAAAACAAACAACCAAATTTACAACCGATTGTAAGTTTTATAAACTATTAGGTGGCTGTGAAATCACCATAAATAATTGCTCCAGGTCTGTGAATTGCAATACCAATTTGAGCTTCTATTCTAGCCGTGATATTGTTTTTTCTCCAGTTGTCCTCGTCATGTTCAGAGAATCCTAAACTGATTCCTTCTGTAACCACGCGGTTTACCTCTGAAAAATTACCCACAAAGTACTTATTGGCTGCTAACCAATTAACCCATACTACTGGTGCTCCTAATATTCTAACTACACCATCTGGTGATACAGTTGTACCTAAAGGCAATCCATATCCAGCTCCAGTTGACTTCTCAAATTGTAAGATGTCAAAATAGTCTGACGGTGTCACACAAATTACATCTGGTGCATAATTCGCTGCGGCTAAAGTTGCCACTTCTCCATATAACATTCCTGCTTTAGAACTAGAAGTGATAGCTTCTGTACTAGCGGTTGCTGCACTTACTAAAGCTGCTGCAAAAAGAGTGTCCTCTGCGTTTACATACTTACGTCTTAACTCTCCAGGTAAGAAACTTTCCAAGAAAGGAAGATTATTTTTCATCTTCTTCGAGTACACTGAAAATCCGGCTAGATAATCTGTAGCCACATCCGTATTCACAAAGTCAGAATCTACTTGCGCTTTATCGTTTCCTTCAGTCTGGACGGCAATCGTGCCCTCACCCTCTGTTAAACTTGTAGGATAAGTGTAGGTGCCCACGCCGATATTTATATCAGCTCCAATTAAATCAATAACGTGAGTTAATCGTCCTGGCATACCTATAACGTTTCTGCTATATTCTCTTTCTTCGTCACCTGTTAAGTTTGCAGTTGTCATATTACCAACCGCCTTAACTTCGTGATATTTTAATTTACCATCAAGTTTAGTAATTTCATCACCTTTTTCTTTGATAAATTCACCTAATTTCGCTTCAAATCCTTTAGCACTTTGATTCTGTACTGATTTGTTTTGCATCCTTACGTCTAACTTATCTAAATGATCTTGAACTGCTTTTAGTCCTTCGTTTATTTCTTTTTGAGCGTTTTCCATATCTTCTTTTGTAGAGAAGTTATCATACGCTTTTTCTTGCTCATCTTTAAATGCATCCATAGCAGTCTTTACTTCTTCTGCCGTTTTACCCTCTAAAGACGTTTTTAAAGCATCTAGTGCTTCATTAAATTTCTTTTCGTCCATCTTTTAAAAATTGTTTTTAATAAAATTATTTATAATGTCGGCAGAGTTGTCTTTTTGAGTAGGTAAAACTGGCTCATGTTCAACTTGTGACTTTGTTCCTAGTATGTAAGCATGAGATTGTAGTTCTTTTAAAGCGAACTCTAGCAATACAAAACTCTCGTCTGTTAATGTACCATCCCTCAATGCTTTTGTTATTTTCTTTATCTTATCGTTTGAATCGGCTAATGTAAGGTTCTTAAAGCCGGTAAAAGGAGTTTCAGGGTTCGCGCCTAAAGTGACATTCGATCCCTCATATAACTTGATTTCTTTTATTGTTCTAATACCTGTCTTTTGGTCTTTATCTGCTTTGATAGTATTAAAACCAATAGAATGTTCGTTTATTACTCCAGCTTCATATAACTTTAAAAGGTCTGTTGAATAAGTAGTTTCTAGCAAAGGTTCACTCTCAAAGTATAAACCCTTTTCATCTTCTTGTAAGACTGCAAACTTACCATGCGGTTGTTTCCAATCGTGTTGGTTTAAGAATCTTATTTGGTCTTTACGTTCTGATAACGTTTTACTAAACGCTCCTTTTTCAATTATATCATTGTCAAAATCTTTATTTCCAAAGGCTGATAAATACCCTGTTACTATTCTTTTCTTTACATCAACATCTTTTAGTGAATCTCCGTAACTTTTAAATCTTAATATATCGTTCATAGCTTGTATCTATATAATTCGTAAAGTTAATAAATTTATTTTATATCAATTCTTTTGTTAATTCGATTAAGTTGTTTATCTTTGATTATCTGAAAAAACGTGAGTTATGCGTTGCCGTATAACGAAACATTAAACTCGCCTCGTCAATCGGCGGGTTTTTTGTTATGTCCTAATCAAATTACCATCCTTGTCTCTTGCTGCTATAATAGAAACTGAACAACGGCAATTAATAATATTCCCTGCTGAACCTCTAAACTTATCACCTGGATAACTTAATTCTTCATATCCTTTCATTGGTATTAAACCTCTCATAGGCACTTTAAAGTTTTCTTTTAATCCAACTTGTTTAAGGTGCATATCGAAATGGTCAAACTTTGCTTTAGGGAAACGTCTAGTTCTTGCGTCACTTGCTGAAATCCATATCTTATTAGTTACAAACCCTGTTATTTCTCCAGCGTGTAAAGCTGCCTTATTCGCTGCTGACGTTGCTTCTGTTCTAGCTATTCTTCTTGCTTGGTATCTGTAAAACCCTCTTTGGTTTACTGTACGTTGTAGATTTCTAGCGATTTCTTCAATCCCTAAACCCTCTTGAAATCCATTTGATATAATTCTTACTATTGTTCTTTTAAATGTATTAGCAATCGTTTTAATGTTATCTGCACCATGTTCACGCAACCAATCTAATATAACTGATATGTAAGAACTATTAAAGTTGTTTAATTCAAAGAACTTTGTTGTTTTGTTAAACTCTGCTCCTATTCGTTTACCATGTACTAAACCTATATTTGTGTAAATAAGATATAATGATTCTTCTAATAACTTCGTGTCTATTGCTTCATCTATAAGTTGATCATAATTAAAGTAATTTAACTTATCAAAGTCAATAGCTTTACCCCACGTTTTAAATGTTTGGTCTAATGGTTTTAAGGCTCTCTTTTCATATTGCTTATGCCACCTTAACCATCTACGCCGATATTTATTTAGCTTTGCCATTCTTTAAATACGTGCAATTATCCTCTAGGTGGTCGATGTATCTATCTAAATCCTCAACATAACCTAGTAAACCCTCATAACTACCTGAATTATAATCTTCAATTTGTGGTCTTTCCAATGTCAAAATCGTTATTTAATGCTTCTTCTAAACTTATAATGTCACTTGTTACAGTGTACGCTTCCATTGCATCATTCTCAACCTCTAGGTATTGTATAGCGTTTCTATACTCGTTTCTGTTTATTACACCTCTGTCTAATGCGTTATTTAACCATTCAGTCATTTCTTTAATATCTGACTGCATTTCAGGTAACTCCATTACATCAAAGATAATCTCACTATTCTCGTACCCTTTGAATTTTGGAACGAAATATATGTTTAACGCCTGTTCTAATAGCTTTATATCTGGCTGGATATTATCAACTACTCTCTGTTTTCTTATTTGTTGAATAGTACCACCGAAATCTGAATTACCATCGTTAATCTCCCAATTAAGACAAGCAGCTATTTGTTTCTCATCGAACTTAAAGTAATCAAACGGTTTTAACTCATCACTTGTAAGCGACATTCTAGTAAAAGCTAACTCATGACTAAAACCACCAATCTTACCTAATGCTTCAGTAGATGCATTCATTTCAAGTAATCTCTCTTTTATAGCCTTTGCTTGTGTATCGGTTAATGATTGATTTTTAGCGTGAAGAAAGCCAAATGCTCCACCACTTAACATCGTTTTAATGTTTAGGTCTAAACCTAGATTACTAGATTGTATATTCTTTAATGCTGCTCTTAACGGTGACATTCCATAAAGATGCTCTCCATTCTCGCTATAATTTGGATTAGAATATTTAATGTGAATAACGTCAGGTTCTTCAAATTCTATAAACTGCCTTCCATATGTAAGTAAGTAACCTTTTACCGGACTTTCATCCATTAACATATTGGTGTTGTCCTTTACAACTATCTGTATTAAATGAGAGGGTAGAATATAAACGTGTAAAGGTGTTCCTTTGTTCATCCCATCCTCTGGTGATAATGTATATAAATAAACGTTACCTGTGCATTTTAACATTGTCTTATACAACGAAAGAAACTCTGTCCATGTTTGATTAGGATTAGGACGTTCTAAAGGAAACTCTCTATCTTCTTTTGAGTAGGCTTTAGATTGCAGTTTAACATACTTTAAGAGTTGTGTCATTGACATATCTCCTTTAGTCGATTGCATTAATTGTGTTAACTTTCTATTGGCTTGTTCGTCTTCTATGTCTTTAATGTAAAAAGGTACGTTAGCAGTCTTTGTAGCCATTTGATTTACCATCGAATAGACTAAAGGGTTAACGTTATATCCGCTTTCTATGTAGGTTCTTCCATTAGGATCGTAAGGAGTATAATTTCCGCCAAATAAGAACGCTTCGTTGAATTTATTGAAACGATGTGTAGGATCAACAAAATTAGCAATCTGACGGCGTAGATTTGATAATATCATAGTCTTGCCATATTTTATGTAAAAGTAATAAATTTATATTAAAATGTAAATACATCATGTTTACCGCTTAATGATTCCATTTCATGATACCTAATACCATCAATTAAATGATTAAAAGTATCAATAGGTTTATTAAGTGTCTTTCCTTGTTTGTCTTTATCCCATGAGTAATTGCGTAACTCTTTTATTAAGTTAGTACTCTCTTTAGTAACCAAATAATCCTGCCTTTGCATTGTATCAATACCATAGACTATTGAATCTCTGCCTTTTGATGCTCCTACAATGTTAATACCTTTACGTCTTATCTCTTCTATTGATTTAGGCTCTGCACTATCAGCATAAACTATAACATCGTTAGGTAACACGTTGCTTATATCATCATTAACCATTCCTGTTCTGTAACATATCTCATTTAAGATACGTTTATCATTGTACTTGTAAACTTCACAAATAGCAGTTGGATCGTTAGTATATCCAAAGTCTAAACCTATTCCTATCAGTTTAGCTTCTTCAGGTATCTTATCTATTATGTTATAATTACTGAATATAACACCCTCTAGGAAACCTATTTGACCAAGTCCGTAAACGTTCCACCAGTTTTCCCAGTATTTGCTTGTCTTTGCTTTCTCTCTTGCTTTCTCAATCTCTCTTACTATACTTTGATCTAAAGCCTCATTATCTTTGTATGTTAAGATAATAAAATCAGTATCAGGATCAGGCTTTAATTCTGTATGAGCGTAGAACTCAAATGTAGGATTATAATCTACCCATACCTCTTTAGATGTTCTTATTGCTAATTGATTGTAAGCATCAAAAGGAATGTTGTTAGTTTCATTGATATAAAGAATATCACGTCTAGCACCTCTTAATCTATCTGGTTGATCAGCACTAAAGAACTCCATATAAGAGCCGTTATGTAGCGTGTATTGAAGTAAAGACTTATTCCATTTGTTAGAATCCCATCTACCCGTAGAGATTAAACCGTTTATAAAGTCTTTGATTGCACCACGTCTTAAATGTGGTATTGATTCACTAACTACACTTATAACTGTATTAGGGTTGTTTACTGCCTTTGAGTAGAGTATTGGTAGTATGTTGTATGTCTTACCTGCTGAAGTGCCACCCTGAACAACCTTAACACGTTTCTTTAGTTTGGCTAATTTCTGTAATGCCGTTGTATCTACAAACTTATTCAACTTGTATAATAGGAGTTTCTTCTATCTGTGTAACCTCTAGCTTTTCTTTAGGTCTGCCATACATATATTCAAACCACATCTTTACAGCCCAATTATTGCCATCGTCTAAACCATCTTCTAATGCTTTATAGGCTTTAGCAGCTAAAGGAGTAAGTTTCTCTATTAGCTTTTGTTCATCGGCTTTACCTGGTCTTCCAGCTCCTGATCTTACACCACCGTTATTTTTTCTACCGTCTGCCATAATTGATAAAGATTGTTTATTCAATCAATACAAAGTTAATAAAAAACTACAAACACTTTAAAAGCAATCTAATTAACTTCTTTATTTGCTTTCTGTTTAGTTGAATATATCCATCGGGACTTGATTCTAATGTTAATTGTACTGTGTGATCATCACCACCATAAAAACTAGTTACGTGTAAACTACAATCACTATAACACTTATCATCGTTATATCTATTTATTAATTCGTGTCTACCTTTTATTTTACCTAATTCTGTACTCATAATATTTATTTTTAAAAAAGTCAAGAACCATAAAACTTGACTTAACTAACCCAACTAAAACAATGAAAACGTGTATGGTTTTTATAAGAGAGATTATCAGAATCCTTTCAACCGTTAATATTCGTTTTACTCTCTCTTTGCTATTAATCATTAAATTACTATTAGAGGTCTATAAGATACTACTTCAGAAATCCTATTATTTTCATCGTATTGTGATACTCCTAGATATGAAATTCGTTTTTTATGTATTAGCGTGTTTATTGTTTCAGATGCATAAAAAATATCATCTGCTATTATATTTATTTCAAATCCTGTTAGCACCCCTGATTCATATTCCTCAAACGGTGTATTAATTAAGTGATAAGTGAATATCTCATCATCACAAACCTGAAATAATACCTCTCTATCTAATTCATCTTTTAAGAATCCTTTTAATTCTTCTAATGTTACATCTAGTATTTTGCTTTCCATTGTTATATTATTTAATTGTTACAATTTCTCTATTTCTTGTTTAACTCCTTCCCAATATTTTCTATTATTTTTAGGTGTTGTATTTAACTCCCAATATAATACAGTTAATTCTAAAATCTCATCTACACATATTAAAGAACATTGTTTGGCGTGTGGTCTATCAACATATCCACATACACAAACATCACAAGTACTTTCATTACCACAACTACAAGGTAAATCTATATTTTCAAACTTATCTACTAACTCTTTTGCTTTTTGTTTCATTGTTTTAATAGTTTTTGTTTAAGCCATCTTGCGCCATCACGATATATTTCTGACGGTATTACACCTCGTTTTTCATAACTTTTTTGCACAATTATCTTATCAGTAATTGCCTCAACCTTTGCTTTGTGGTAGGCTTCTGCAAATGCTATTTTTTCATTCTCTAATTTTGTTAAATGAGGCATTTTTAATAAACCGTTTTCTGTTCTATAATATTCTTCTGCTTTCATAACTTCTCTATTTCTTGTTTTTCCCTTGATAAATCCTTTAGTATAAAGATATAATTATCATTGTCTAATTGATGGGATATACTATGAATTAATTCTTTCTTTTCTTTATTACATATTAAAGCACATTGTTTCATTTCTTCTAAATCTGAAAAATAAACATCTGTTTCATTTAAAAATCTCTCTACTAACTCTTTTGCTTTGTCTTTCATTGTTCTAATTGTTTTAACGCCATAAATTAGCGACATTATTTTTTTGTTGTTTTTTAGAATGTTTAGAAACTTTATTTCTATGCTTCATACTTTTTAAACATTCTCGTCTATCTTGATAAATTTTACAACCACTTATTTTATTATGTCTATCATAGTGTTCGCATTTATCTCCTATACCACATCTTTTACTTATCTCTGCTTTCATATCTCTTTAATTTTATAAATGTATTCGTATTTTGCTTTCCATCCATCGGGATAGGTTATTTCGTAATCTTCTTGTATATCTCTAATTAACTTAACTCGACGTTTTAGATCAGCTTCTGTTGTAAAGAGTAGTACCTGGTTATCTGTTTTTAGTTTGTATTTCAAAATATTGATATTTGATTTTGTGCTACTTCTTTATAAGCATCAGCATTAAACATAATTACATCGCTGCTATCTAAACTTTTAATACCTGTATATTTATAACTATAACTTGGACGAAACATAATTTTTCTTCCACTATTATCTTGTCCCGGTGTTTTTAAATGTCCAGCAGTTTGTGACCAATTACTATCTCTATCAAGTGCAATTCCTAAAGCTGGATTCATAGTTCTAATAAACATTTGATGTTTTTCTTTCCAATATAAAGCACTAATATAATTAACTATTTCTTTTCCTAATCCTAATCCTTGAAAATCAGGTAAAACGACAATTCTGCTTATGCGTCTTGTTTTCGTATCGCCTACGCCTGGAAATGGCAATATTCCTACAAAAGCTATTGGTTTATCACTCCATAAAAAAACATAACATTGAGCTGCTTTGTTTAAATCTTCTGTTAAATAATGATGTTGTTTGAATATATTCCAAGTTTCATATCTACATCGAAATATCTGTAATTGAATTTTTGGTCTTTGCCTTCGACTTGACGCTCTTTCAAGACGCCCTTTTAATGGTGAATAAATCCAATCTGGCAATAACCATTCCATAATATCAAAATGACAAGACGCAAGTATTATTTTTTTATTTGTTCTTCTTATGTATTTTTGTAATGCGTTACTCATCGCTTTCGCTACATCTCTATCAACTACACTTGTAAACTCATCAATCAATATAACATCATTTTCAGACGCTTTGCCAACTTTATAAGCTAAAGATGCTCTATATTGTTCACCATTACTTAAAAGTGCGTAAGGTCGCAACCAAGTGGGTACAGACGCTAATCCCATAGCAGATAATAAAAACGTGGCTTCTTTAGGCTCTAACCAATCAAAATTACTTATTAATGGTTTTTCTAAATCAAATACATCTTTAGTTAAGTTGCCAAATTCTTTTAATAAAGTTGTTTTACCAGTTCCAGAGCCACCGTAAATAACACCAATATTCCAATCAAATGTTTTACATTCGCTAAAGTTGATTGGTATTTTAACAGAAGTTTCTTCTTTGTTTTGAATATCAAATGCTTCATACACATATTCAGTATATTTATCATTAATTATTTTATTTTTTCGCTCTATGTATTTCATCGTTTAGTTCTTGTAGTAGTAATTCCTTTTCAAATTTAAACAATTTACTCGTGGTATTAGCTTTTATTCTTAATAAATTCATAAACTCTTCACCTTTTTTATAGTATAACCATTCTGTAAATTCTACTGGAGTTTTATGAGCTGAAAACTTACTACTGAAAACATGATGAGCCACACATAAACAAACTCCATTTTTAACGTGCCACCTTGTACTCTTTTTGGATCGACTGTAAATATGATGACTGTTTAGTGTTGTTGTCTTACCACAATATTCGCATTTCATTCCTGCTCGTATCTTTACAAGTTTGCTCCAGGCTTCATCTAATTTGCCTTCTATACCTTTTCTACGCTTCATCTATGTATTTTTTTATTGGTTTATTAAGCCATTCAACAATATTTAAAAACATTGATACTTTCATATCTTTTGATTTATAAAGATTGCAAACAGTAAAACGTGAAACTCCCAAATAATCTGCTAAATTCTGCTGCGTGTATTTAGTCCTATTCATTGTTTTTAATACGTCTGTATGTAAAAGATTTGTTTTTAGTTTCATGCTAATAATATTTCTTTACAAAGTTCATAAGGTATTTTAGAACGTTCATAATTATTCTTTAATCCTTGTGTGCCTGTCTTTGATCCTCTTGGTGCTGGTTCATGATGACAATTAGGATTTCCATTATAGCATTCTGGTCTTGGTTGCCATCCATCTGGATTAAATATAGAATAAATATTATTACTCCATATATCCGTAGGTTTCGCTCTTGTATCACCATATTGACAATACCATACAGTTGTTTTTGGTATTCCTAACATAAAAGGCATCTTTCTTAAATAACCTCTAGGATTCTCTATATACCATTTAAAGTTAGGATTGATTTTTAATATATCTTTATAAAGTTTTAATACATTTAATACAACCCTATCACTCTTTTCTGCAAAATTAGTCTTTGGTTTTCCGTTATCTCTATGAGTTGAAATAGCTGCTATTGAGTAAGTAGTACACATTGGAGAACCCCACCCAAAATCAGGAATAAAAGGAATATCATCTACTGTTAAGAACTCAATATCTTTAACTAAATCAATTTTATCAAAAGGTTTTACATCAACTGAAAAAACCTCATACCCTAATTCATCACATACTTTTCCTATTGATCTACTACCCGCAAATAATTCTAATACTTTCTTTTTATTTTTTTCCATTGCCAAATAAATTTTGTAACACCACATCCCATACAACTATACCTAAAATATCTTTTCCCTACTAATACGTAATCATGTTTACATTCTTTCACAATAAATCTTTTAAGTGTTTTCCTTTTACCTCTAATCGTTCAAAATATTTTCTTAATAAATAACGCATTGCTAGTTGTTCAGGTTCTGATGCTTTTTGCTCTACTGCATTGTTGTAAGCACTCCACTTAACTTTATGACTGTCATTTATGAGTTCTCTTTGTTCAAGAAATAGATAAACCCATGATGACCGTCTATCTACTTTGCGATTGCTTAAAAAGTAATCATAATGATTAATAGCATCCAGCTCATCTTGTCTTATTTTATCGTACAATTTAGCCTCTGGTTTACTTCTTTTTTCTGATTTATACGATTGGTATATCTGACCTACTAAAGCACGATCTAAATATCCTGAAACAGGTTTAACTGACAGTTGACCATCAACATACATTTCAAACATTTTCTTTATGTCTAAAAATCCTAACGACCAGCAATGTTTTTTAATACCTTTAAGAGCTTCGTTTAGTTGTATCTCTTTTTCTGCTTTGATTGAGAGCAGAACAGATAACCAGGCTTTTACTTGTGTTTCCAATAAAGTATCTATTTCAGGAATAGCTTTTATTGGAGTATTTTCATGTTTAATTACTAATTCCATAATCTTTTTTCATTTTATCTATTAACAATCCACTTTCTTTTTTAGCCGAACTTTTTTCTTTTTCAAACCGTTTTTGATTTTTAAGCCAAGTTGCTAATCTTCTTGAAATATCAAAAGGCTGGTTTTTTGCATATTCAAAACGCATCTTTTTTCCTTTTTCGTTGTGTTCTGTCCAGTAATCGTAAAATTCATTTCTTAACCCAACTTCATATTTTTCATAGAAAGGTGATAAGGATTTCATAAAATCCGCCTTTCTTTTATTTATATCATTAACTATTACTTTATCTTTATCTTTATCTTTATCTTTATCGGCTTTTTTGGGTTTGCCAGAAAAGGCTTGGGTTATTTGGGTTTTAGGTCTGCCACCTTTTAAACCGTTAACACGTTGTTTTTCAATGAATTGATTATATTTAACTAAATCCCTTTTTAACGTTCTTTTAATAGGTTCAAACACTATTTTAGTTAATCTATCAGGTGCTTCTGGATTAAGATCATTGATATATTCTAAATAATGCTTAAATAATATACCTGCTTCTTCATTAGTCAATTCTTTAACTGTATGAATTATATCGCAATAAAGTAAAACTGATTTCTTATTTTCTGCCATAATTCTATAAAAAAACCCTAAAGGTTCATCTCCGCACAGAATCCCCTTTAAGGTTTAAACTAAATTTATAAGTATCTAATGAGTGCGGTCATAACAATCGCTAATATAGTAAAAATATCTAACATACAACCTCTATATCTCTAATGTTTTTGTAGTTTCTTCTTCTGCTTTCAATCAGCTTTAGATAAGGTTTGAATCTGGTTTGCAGAAACTCCTCTCTAAATACATAAGGCAGTGTTAATAACTCACTAATAAACTTATCTTTTATTGCATTTCTAGTACGTTCTAACTCTATTTGATGCTCTTTTTTAAGCTCGTATATCTCTCTGTTTTTAGTGTATTCAATGCGTTCTATTCCATTCATTTCTGCTAGATTATTTAATTCATCGTTCCTAAATTCTATCTCTTTTAAGCATTTCATATGTAGTTTTTTAAATACAGGATCTACATCTAATAAGTCTTTAACTCGTTTACATGAGTTTATAACCGTTGCGTGAGTTTGACCTAGCATATCAGCTATTTCAACAAGAGAGTAAGGTTTAAAAGATACATCATCATCAAAATAAACTTCATTTTTACCATAATTAAAAGCTAGATAAGTCCATAGTTGTCTTAACTCTTTTAACTCTCTTTTTCGAGTGTAATAGCCTGTTTCTGGATTAATCTTTAAAAAGTCTTTTCCGGAATATAACTCTACTACGTTTCTTATTTGTTCTGCTGTCATGATTTCATTAATTCGTTATAATTAAAATGATTTCCTAAACATTCAATAATGTTAGTTTGCTCTATATCTACACCCATATACATTTTATTGTAAATATGTATTCTTTTATGAGTTGTTATTTTATTTAAAACAAAATCTTTACCTTTATCTGTTATTTTCCATTCACCTAAACTTTTAGTTTTACCATTGCTTTTTTGATCGTTCTGTTTAATAAATCCCCAGTATTTAAGTAAAGTCCAATCATGGTTATTTTTAAAACTATTAACTCGTAAAAAATCTTTTACATTTATCCATCTATCACTAATTAAACTTTCTTTGTATAGTCTAATTAATATAACCGCCATCCCACTATTTAATTTTCTTTTATATAATTTAACAAACTGACCGCAGCACTTACAAGAAGTGCCTTTATCCCAATTATCTCTTAATTCTTGTTTAGCTTGTTGTAATGTATCAGAAAATAATTCTGTTTGTTCTAATCCTGTTGTTTCCATAAACTTATCTGTGTTCTAATATCCTTTTGTAGTTCTGAATAATGCCTTAATATCTTTCTTATTTCGTCCAGCTCCGGTACTTTAAATTCTGCTTCTTTGATCTTGGCAGATTGACTGTTACCTTTTGATTGAAATACTACACTTTGAAAATCATGGTAATAGTCTTTGCGTAATTGCACTAAATAAGACAAATTACAGCCTAAATCCCGCAGTATCTCGCTTAACTCGTATGTTTCTATCAACTGGACGTTTTGATAGCGTAAAACAACGTTATTTAAGTTGTTTAATACTTCTTCTAGTTTCATATTCTATTTCTTTAAAATCTGCGTGTTCTCTACATAGTGAGCAAAGATCTGTTTCAAATAGTGGTGGCATCCCACAACAATTACTTAATTTTTCTTTTTGAAACCTCATCTTTTTTAAATGATTTCATGCAGTAACCAAATTCTTTCTGACAATGATTAAATGTCATTTGCTCGACTACATCGTTATCTTCTATTTCAAGTATTATTTGTATTGTTCTCATTTCACATCTTCTAATAATAATTCTTCAGCAGCTTTAGAAATCTTAAATCTATTTCTTAAATACCACATATCTTTACCCTCTTTTAGAGTTGCTACTGCACGTTTCCAATCTCTAGTTAATTCTGTATTACTTTTATCTGTAAACTTATTTAACCATACTTTTTCGACGTCCTGGACTGTTTGCTTTTGAACTGTTTTATTAGCATCATCATCTTCAGCTTGTAATCCTAAAAGACTTGCTAATGTATAACGTCTGTAATAAGTGATTTCAGAACCTCGTTTTTGTGGATCGGTTTGATTTGTTAATTCTAAACCGCTCTCAATATGGTATAAAGAATCTACATCTTTTAAATCAATATCATCAATACTTGTTATTCTTGAATAAACTATATTTTCTTCAATCGGTTGTAATAAAAGTAAATTATGCTTTGCTAATATCGGTTCAACGTGTTCTAATAGTTGATTAATATCAAAATACTTTGATTTGTAAAAAGGGTTCGTACTATCTTTAGAGATTTTGCCAATCTCTTGTTTTGCCTCAAATAATTTTTTGTAAATACTCATTTTTATTTATTTTAAATTAATGACATATAAGCCATTTCGTTAAGTTCACTATAATAATCTTCACCCATCTGATCTAACTCATCTTCTGTTAGTGGTGTTCCATCATCCCATTCTGCATAAGTAAAAAATGCATCGCTGAAGTCCGGATAATCTTTAGTATCCACTCCGTCTAATTGTACGGTATTCCAATCAATTTTTTTCATCTTGTTTATTTTGGTAATCTCTAGCCTCGATAGCACATAAAATGTATGTTACTAATGAGAATCCAAAGAGTATTGTTAGTATTAAAATTGTCTGTATCATTTGTATATTGATTTAAACATATTACTAATTCCGTTAGCTATCATTTCACCCTGTGCCATCTGACGCTTAAATTCAGCCTCTCGATCTATACTCTTTTTTTGTCTAACTTCCTGATAAATAACTTCTGTATTGTAAAGTTCAGAATCTACCTCAATCCTGGTTTTACCTTTTACTTTCTTTTCACTTGTGGTAAGTGTACCTTTGTTAAATTGTCGTTTCATGCTTTATGTATTCCTGTTATTTTTCTAAATTTATATCGTCTGTGAAAAGCTGTAAACCACAAGCCAAATTCACCTTCATTTTTAAACTCTTTTTCAATCTGACCTACTCCACCTCTTTCTTCACCAAAGTATTGTCGATAAATTATTAATCGTTTCATAACCATTCTTTAAAACCGTATCGGATTATCATATAAGTAATAAGTACAGAATAAACCAATAAGGAAATTAATAATACTTTTAATTGTCTGTTAGTGAATTTCATTAATTTGTTGTTCAAGGATTGATAGTTTAAATTCTGTGAAATCTGATATTCTACCAGAACCTACTTCTCGATTATAAACATTATTCCATCGTTCTAACTCAATGTTTAATTCTTCTAAATGTGTAAAAGGTTTCATAATATTAGTTTTAATTATACCGCAAGATAGTAAATAAAAATGTTAACAACAAAGAAAAGTTTATTTTTTTATTAAATTATTTTTAGTTACTTTTGTATAAAATATAAAATTATGAATTTAGTATCAATAGGAGAGTACATAAAACTAACCAGGAAAAAAGCAGTTCTAACTATTAAAGAGTTGTCTTTGATTTCTGGAGTATCAGAACCAACGATTCACAAAATAGAGAAGGGTAAAAGCGTGAATTTAGATAAATTAGCAAATGTTTGTGATGCTCTACATAAAAGAGTTGATGTGAGAGTTTGGAATAAAAGATAACGGTTTGGCTATGCGCCTGTACTTTGTATGGCGTATAGGTTGTGTTAGCATTAGTACGGATTATTAAAAACAGAATTATGAAATACAATTTACCAATAGATTACACAAAACTGCATTGGACTGAACGCAGACAAGTTAGAGAACAATATATTGAAGAACAAGAGCATAAATGTTATTACTGTGGATGCAGTTTAAAAGAAGTTGCACCAAAACACATAATGGATAAAAATATAAACTGGAAATTATTTCCTGAAAACTTTTTAAAGTACCCAATACACTTGCAACACAACCACGATACAGGAATGACAGAAGGTGCGGTGCATAACTATTGTAATGCAGTTATGTGGCAATATGAAGGACGATAGTATTAATGCTAACACAAAGCTATGTTTCGTTTTAATGAAATATAGCAACTGTTATAAATCGTATGACAATATGATTTAACTTATAAAATTCTTATACGCTGAATTACTAATATTGTAGTTTTGACCACATGAGTTACATTCCATTACTCTTGAAATAGTACCTTTTTCAGTAACATCGTTTTTAAGTAGTATCAAATCTTCAGAGTTTCCACAAATAGGACAACTATATTTTTCATTTCCTTTATGTACTCCAGCGTGAGTATTTGGTTTTACATAAGGTTGTAATGCATAGTAAACGTCTTTTAATACAATTATATCCATATCACAATATTTAACCATATCTTTCAATGCTTGTTTATCTCCATCTAAACATTTAACCCACATATCAAATCCCTCATGCTCTAATTTTGCACCTACGCCTAGAAATTTAGCAATGTAATCTAATCTATTAGAATTAAAAGAAAAGCCACCACGTGCTTTTTTAAGCGTGTCTAATGTTCTGTATTTAGGAAACATTGGTATTCTGTGATAGATGCACCTGGTACGTATTTTTTTAATATCAAATCTATCTCCATTATGTGCAATGATCTCATCTGCTGTATTTGCTAATTTAATAAAGTCTATTAGCATTTTTTTATCGCATTGGTTCTTATCCCATGTTAAGTTATGTACTTTATCAGATCCGTTCCAGGAATAGCTTATACAAATAATCTTCCAATCCTGTATTATATTATCGTAAGGCAAGTTAATCTTCCAACCTACACGCCAACTGTAAACGATCATTGGTGAGGTTTCTATATCAAAAAACAACCGTTTTATAGGTTGCTCCATTGATAAATTAAAATACTTTTCTATTTGTTTTTTTGATAACCGGTAGCGTTGCCCTTTATTTGGTACTAGACCAATTTTACGAGCAGTATAATCGTTCATTCGATAACGATTACTTTTGTTTTTTCTCATGTAGAATTATTTGATTAGTAGAATTGCAGCCACGCCAATCCCTGCAACCAGGTAAGGCTTTAGTTTTTGACGTTTTAACTGCTTTAGAAGTAAGTTACGCTGTTCGTATAGATTCTTTTTATCTTTATTTAGAAGTAATATTTGTTTGTCTTTAATTGATAATTCTGCTTCTTGTATTGTTCGTATCTCATTACATTTACCTAAAAGCTGATTAGTAACATTCAGCTCTTTAACTACTAAAGGATATTCTAACAACGTTAAAACAATCTCTTTTTTAGTTTCTAACTGGACGTTTATACGTTCTGATTGTCCTGTCGATTTGACGCTCATTAAGAGAGTAAACACTATCAGGAAGATTATCTTGTGCATCTTGTATAGGTTTTAGATATTTGTATATGGTCTTATACTCTATTATAGTCTTATTTTTGATTTTAAGTATGCTATCTGACGTTTTAAGTAGTTTTAAGTATTCACCCTTTGACAACTTTAGTTCGTTGTTTAAAACGTCTAATTTAGCGTTTAGCGTTTTGTTGGTACTGCATTGATTTGCTAAAATTAAAGTTAGCAGAACCGTTAAAATATAAGGAAGTACTTTAAGAAGTGTTTTCATTAAATACCTGTTTCGGCTCTAAAGTTAATGATTATTTTTTCAAATTCCTTGAATTGTATTGATTTTGTTTGACAAAACATCTGTAATCCCTCTAAATCCTGCAAAAAATACTTATCATCTAATTCAAAAAGATAGTTTTCAAAATCGCTAGGACTTTCAAATAATATTAATTCCCCTTCGTGTATCTCTACTTCCATTTAATTAATTTTGTGATTACAAAGGTGTCTTCCATTGCTCTAGGCGTGTGTATTTGATTTACAGGAAAAAATATATCCTCATTTGCCTCTGCTCTGCTTCCTGTAATAGGACAAAAAATACAACCACTCACAATATTTAAAATCTCTGCTATGTCTGAATGAAAATGTTCCCCTATCGTACCACCTTTCTTAAAATGGCTTTCAAATACTATTTCTTCTTCTGACTTCTCAACTACTCTACTACGTATCTTATCGTTGAAATCAATCCACTCATAGATTGGGAACTTATCCAACTCACTAAAAGGTATATCTCTTGCCTCTGCATCTCCATTGTTAAAGTCTGCTATTGTTTTCTTAATGCTATGATCTAAAACAAGAAACTCTGAAAGCATCCGTTTACTTTCATTCTTTAGCTCTAAAGTTCTTTCTTTATATTTATCTTCTTTTCCAATATGTTTCTTACGCCAGAACATTACTTATGACCTCTTACTATTTCCTTAATCTCATTAGCTAAATTCGTGTACAGTTTATACACTTCAAACATATCTTTATTATTTTCCTTTAGATCGGCAAGATGTTGATTTATAATGCGCTCTATCTTATCTTCTTTGTCTTTCATTCTCTTTCGTGTATCACGAATCTCCCACATCATTACACCTATTATAGTTAATAATAGACCAACAACAGGTACTTTTTCTATCGTTAAGATTCGTTCAAAGAACCCTACATCTTGAATTAACTCAATCATAATTAGAAGTTAGAAATCGCATCTGACATCTGTCTGCCATGCAAGAACAGATACAATACGAAAGTGATTAGAAAAATAGCATTTGATATGTCTTTGTTAAATGAAACCTCAATAGCCCACCCTATTAATATTAAAGCAGGAATTATAAAAGGTTTCGCTAATCTCCATAGTCTTAAAAATGTTTTCATAATACTTGTAATTTTTTACGTTTATATAAGGTTTGCTTGTTGTAAACTGTATCTTTTCCCTTTAGTACAATGTAATGCAAATATAAGCGATTATACCTTAACGGTTTGTCTGCGTAAAGAGAATCCATCTTTTGATTCAACTCTTTCTCGCAATTCTTTTTTAATCTAACTAAAGGTTTTTTGTCGATGTCCTCTAATAATATTATAGGATCTTGTGAAAAACAAACAACGGTAAATAATAAAAATAATAGTTTCATAATATCTTGGTTATGTATTTTATCTTAAAACGAAAAGTGTATCTCTCGTTAGTTGTACCTATATGCAACTCAACAAAGAAACGCCAAAAGAATCTTTTAGCATAACTGTAACGCCAATACAAAGTGTTATCTGTGTAATACGTTACCCACATCTTACCAAAGATACTGTATTTTTTACTCAAATAAGCACCTTTATTATCTTTGTACTCACCAAATAAATTAACATATTTCAATACTGCCATTTGGTAAATATCTTGCTCAACACCGTTTTTAGATAAGTAACCTTTTGATGTTCTGCGTTCTCTTAAACCTATTTTAGGTTTTAACGATGCTTGTAGATTCCAAGCAGGATTACGTAAAGCACACCATTTGTAAGAAGTCCAGAAGTTACGTTTTTTATCACCTAACCACCAATCAACGCCGTACAAACCATCCTCGTCATCGTGATAAAGCCAAAGTATCTTATCTCTAAAAACAGGTATATCTCTTGTTAAATAAGCAATAGGAAACATAAATTTAGCAGTAACCCAACCTAATAGATTTACTAACATTACTAAAAACCATCTTAAAACGCTCCAAATCATATAAATCGTATAAATTTCCACTTACTATCAGAACCACTTTCATACAGTTCTCTTTGTCCTGTTTTGGTTCTTTTGTAATCACAATGAATGAATGAATTATAAACTGCTATTCTTGTATAGTCTGTTTGCTTAATTATTAAATCTAAAAAGTCATTTTTAAATAGTGCGAAATATTGACACGTCCAATCAACCGCACCCTTACCTTTGAAAACGTGTTGACTTTTTCCGCTTCTGCCATGTGAACGCTCCCAACTTACAGAACGATAACCGCTTTTTTGACTTGCCCATATAGCCTTACTAAATATATCTCTTACCCTTTGCATTGGTAATATATGCCATTTAAGAATCTTATCAGCAACAGTTTCCGGAATAGACTTGCCACTAATATTAAAATCAGATATGTTAAAGTTGAGAGTAACCATCGTTTTATTCTATTTCTATTTTAACGTGAATAGGAAAATTATCATCTAATGGATTATCTATATCCTCAATTTCTATACTTATATGAATTGGGAAATCATTCATCGACTTGATTTAAAAATTCCTCTAACCACGTGTAATCGTTTGGACCTATATCGTTGTGACTATCTCCAGGACTCATATTAGCGTCAAACCAAACTTCAGGTATATGTGAACTTTTTTCTTCTTTATAATATCCTGCTGGTCTTTTATTAATTGCCGTTGTACTTACACTTGCCCAAAATGTACTCCAGTGGTCTGTTGTATGAAAATTATGTCCACCACTTGAAGCAGTATAACTAACTCCTGTTCCTGCCACTATCCCATCTACATAAACAGTATCTAAAGCATCATGTCCTACTGTTACGCTACCATCAGCATTTAGTGAGGCATTTGCACCACAATCGTCATCTAAAGCAGCTATTAAAACATCAGCTTCTATTATTGAAGGTGTATTAACTAAATCGGAATGAGGTGTAGCTTTCTTTAAATCAGTAAATGCAGTTGGGCTTATCGGTTGGTAAATTCCTTTTTTACCGTTTTCTTCTGTCCAATCAAGGTAACTACTCCAGCCATCACCTCTATCTTGAAATAAACATAACTGATTAGTATAAGGCTGAACCTCATCAATATTTCCAGCATAATCCCAAGGATCATCTGTTTTAGATAATAAAATTGTACCCTCTTTATCAAGTATATTACCAGTTGTGTAAATTTCTTGGGCTGATTCCGCTACTAATTGCATACCAACATTAGCAATACCATCCGCAACAGAACTTAACGCTCCCATAGTATAGTAGTTACTAATATGATTTATTTTATTAGTTCCCTCAACTACTGATAATCTATTTTTCCAATTAAATACAACATTATTAATTATATCCTGTCTGTCATCAGAATTTGCGTTTGGGTGTCTGTGAGGTACGTTATAATGCATATTTCTTAAATAAGACATTCTGTAATTTATAGAAGTGTTATTACTATCCCCAAAAATAGAGCCTGTTTTACCTTCTGCTATTAAACAATTCTGAATAGTTATATCTTCCGAAGTACCTCTAAATGTAACAATCTCATCTCCACCCCAAGAAAAAGAGCAATGGTCTAATATAACATTACTGCAATTTAAAAAGTCTAAAGCATCATCTCCACCCCAACTACTATCGGGTAAATTATGTCTGAATTTTACATATCTTATAATTATATTACTTCCTGATGTTTGGATTAATGGACTTACAATAGTAATACCACCTTCAGGAGCGGTTTGACCTGCTATTGTTACATCAGAAGGAATACTGATTGTTCCATTTGAAAGTAATATTTCAATAGTACCTGAAACATCAAAAACAATAATTCTTGCACCTGTGTAATCTTCTATCGCCTCTCTAAATGAACCTGTTCCACCATCTACCAAAGTATCAACATGAATAACTTGCCCACCTCTGCCACCTGTGGCATTAGAGCCACCACCATTTGCTGTTGGAAATGCTTTAACATCACTAACCTCGTAAGGGATGCAAGTCACCACGCAAGTATCTGTAAAACTGCCGTCTGTTGTAGTAAAAGTTATCGTTGCCGTTCCGCTATCTGCCAATCCAGAACATAAACCATTAGAATCAACGGTTACATTTGCCTCTGTATCACTAGACCATGTACCGCTTTTATCAGAGGCATCTGACGGTGAAACTACTTTTGTAAGTTGTAATGTTCTAGTGTTTTCTAAATCACTCGTAGCTGGTGAAACTGAAACACTTGTTACCGAAACACCTGCTGGAGTTTCAGCCTCAACTAGAATTTCATTTGATTGTGGAAAAACAGGTGGTACTGCATTTATATATCGACATTCTAATTTAAAAGTGTGATCCTCTTCAACATCTAAACCTGATATGGTTCTGGTGAAACCACTATATGAATCTCTGTCATTCTGATCGACATCATCTATAAATGTATCATACCCACCAATAGGAGTTAAAGCGTATGTCGGCAAAGAGAAATTTAAAACATAATTAGCACCATTAAGAACCGCTGAATCTAATACAGGTGCTAATTGTGTAAGTACTGAAACCTCGCAAGTATCTGTGTAAGAACCATCATTTGTTGTATAAGTGATCGTTACTCCACCGTAAGCTACACTTGTAACTAATCCGTTAGAATCGACGGTTGCTATATCTGTATCATCAGAACTCCAAACACCTGTCTGATCGACTGCATTTGAAGGTATTATATCTTTTGTTAGTTGAGTTGTTTCTCCTAAAGTTAAATCATAAGTAGAAGGTGTAACTGTAACACCTGTTACTGGTATAGGTGGATTTTCAACCGTTACATCACAAGAATCATTAAACCCTCTATCATTCGCTGTAAAAGTTATTGTAACTAAACCATCTAAAATACCTGTTACTAATCCATTTTGGTCAACGGTTGCTTTATCAGTATCACTACTAGACCAAACGCCTGTCTGGTTTGTAGCGTTGTCTGGTATAATTGTTGCAGTTAATTGTGTTGTGCTTCCTTCATCTACACTTACCGTTGCTGGAGTTACTACAACTTCTGTTATCGGTATAGTTGGATCGTTTCCTTCTTCAATGGTTGTTTCACCTGTTGATCTGATTGTTATGTTTATATATTTTCCCATTTTCTAATTATCTACTACATAAGCATCCATTGCTCCGATTGCTTTAGTTCCGTTTGAGTTTGATGTAACTTGTATCTTTATTATTCCTGCTCCCGAAAAACTTTTAGGTAATTCGTATGTATGCTTCCATGGATTATTAGCCTCTACAAGTAAAAAATTTTCTTTGTTTGTCCATGCGGTATTATCAACAACATTTGTCGCTGGGTCTGGCATCCATAATATTTCACCGTCTGCTCTCTGTGATGAACCTGTACCTTTTACAATTTCAGCTAAAAACTGTTTGACTTGTAATGATTGTGTGCTTGGTATTCCGTAAATCATCATTTGGGTTTGATTTTGACCTGTAAGAATAGCTGCTGTTATTGTGCTATCTGTGTCTGCTGTTGCTGTTATATCATCTTCATTAACACCACTTGAACCCCAAGTAACAGCTTTCATTCTATGGATTATTACATAATTATTGGCAGTAGCAACATTTGACGTACCATTCATTGTAATAGTTTCGTTTACTTCTGCTGTATCCCAATCCGTTAAACCGTAAACTTTAATAGTTCTCGCTCCCGTTCCTGCACTTGTGTCGTTAGTACTCGTTGATGTTATTTGATGTGTTCTAGCTTGTGTCGGTGGTGACCATATATCAGTAGAAAGTGAGCCGTTTGCACCATCCCAAATATCTGTTTTAACCCCACTATCACAATCTATAGCTTCACCGAATTTATTAACTTTTGAATAACCCGAAACAGAACCCTCTGCAACGGCTAAATCGAAAGGTTTTTGTGTTGTACTCATATTATTTATTATTATCCAATTTGTTCCATCTGATACTATCGAAATACTATCATTCTGATTTAAAGTTACATTTAACTCACCATCTATCGTTTCACTTAAAGCTCCCTCTATTGTTAAAGTTCCCGTTCCGGTACTTTTAAAAGTGTATTGAACAGGATAAACATCAGCTGCTGATTCTAATGTATAAGTGCGATCCGTTGCCGATGTGTATAATAAAGCTCCATCGTGTTTTGAAACTTTATAATTCGCATCAGGTGGCTCTTTAAATACTAATACATTAGTTGTATTTCCCATTAGCCTACTACTGCTGAAAGTGCTGTTGCTATTGTCGCTTCTGTTGTATAGGAACTTCCATCTAACTCAAAATCTGCATAAGTTATACCAACTTCATTTTCATTCCACGCAAGAGTGGAATTTGGTTCTGCGTTGTTTTTTAACCATACTTTTGCACCGTCAAATCTAAACGATACCCATGATGCGTTCCAATAGTGGTCTGCCACCGTTCCTACTTTATTAACCCATAAAACGTTGTCTGTTATTACACAATCTACTGCCATTTTTATTTATTTTTATATTAATATTTATTTTCAAAGATACTAATAGTTGTACTAACAACTAAAGCACTTCCTGTTCCATAAGCTATATCTGCCCAACTAAAACCTGTTTTTGGCTTATCTAAAAACTCTTTTCCTACACTTAACAATCCTACTACACCAACACTAAAAGCTATGCTTTCCACTTTATTTAACTCTAAATGTTCTCTTGCTATTGCAAAAGTAGCACCACCTACTAAACCACCACCTAAAGCGTGTAGTTGCTTGTCTTGTTCAATTAATTGAGCGTTAAGTAACAAAGGAAATAAAAGAATTAATAGTTTCATAATACCTCTTTTATACTTACGTTATCAATAACCATATTAGTTGCGTTGGAGTAAAACTCAAAATGAGCGGAAGTTCCTGTTGCTACTAAAACCTCACTTTGAGAACCTACAGTATCATGTGCATCACCTGTACCAAAAGCACCATAGCTATTCATTTTTATCCAATTTGCATCAACGGAAACTATATCGAAAGTTAGTAAATAAGATTTGCCTATCTCAAAAGTGCCACTAATTTGTTGTGTTAATTTACCACCTGCCGATGCATGAGTAGCAACACCACCGCTTATTGTCCAATCTGTTCCTTTTGTCCAATCTGAATCTGTATCAAATCCACCATTTGTAACTAACTCATCCCCGTAAGGACTTTTTTCACCACTCATTAATAATATTTTTTTCATCTTAATTACCTGTTAAAGTTCTCATTTCAAACCAATCTGTATTTAATACATTTGCACTTCCTGTTGTTAGTCGTTTCCAACCTCTTATAATATATGCAGGACTTCCTGTTTCACTTGGATTACTATTTATCACCTCATCACCTAAAACCCACGAACCGCTGGAAGGCATTGTTGCACTCGCTGTTACCATTGTTTTTAGATTACTATTAGTTTCACCACCTAAATACAAACCGCCATTAGATATAAGTTCATTACCTACTACTCCATAGGCTTGTCTAGGTTCATCACTATCATCTGTTTTTAAATGTCCTCTAGCATAACCTTTATAAACACCTGCCTCGTATAATGTAACAGTTCCTGTACCATTTTTAATAGGGTAAATAGTAAAACGCCATCTATCCTGACTTCCACTTCCTGTTGCTTTTGCTCCTATCATAGCTAAAACCCATACATTAGCAGGTAGATAAATATCTTTTTGCCAAAGTGTTCTTGTAGCCGAGCCTGTCCATTGTCGCATTTCTAATTTTGAAGTAATAGCGGTTGTTGAATGCATCCAAACTCTACCTGTATATTGATTATTTCTTAAAATATTACCTAAAGCATAATTAGGTGTTTCAAACATTATATCACCATTTGATGACGTACTTGTTATATCTGAACCGCCACCGTTAGGACTATAATTACCATCTGGATCGGTTAACCCTGTATTAGCTGCAATCGTGCAATCTGTTGCTGTCCATTGACTAAAATCATTAGAATAGCCTATTAAGTTAGTTCCACCTACTCCACCTAAATTCGTGCTTTCGTTTACACTTGGCATATCCCTGCGAATACCACCTAAATTATAATCTATTACATCAACATATCCTAAACCTGCAACATGACTACCACCATGTAAATTTCCTGTGTTTTGTGAGTTTGTACTATGATAATCTGTAAACACGTTGGCTCGACAATCGCTATCTACCTCAACAGTTCCTGTACCTGCTATATATTTTAAATCAAAACCATTTTCTGAACTACCTATGCTATTTGTGTTTGCTGTTAATTCAATATGCAAACCGCTATTTGTTTCTATAACTCCATCAAAATAATTATTAACCGCTGCTTCATATTTTAAACCTGCAGCACAATGAATCTCCATCTGTTTAAATTGGTTCATTAAAACTCTTGATGCTCCTGTAGTTAATTCGTCACTAGCCTCAATAGCTAGTCCTAGCCGATTGATCCTAATATTTTTAAATGTATTGTAGTTTGTTCCATCATTAATACCATCCGCAACTGATAATAATTTAATTCCAGTATTGTTAGAATCGTTACCACTGCCATTACCTGCTATTTCCATATCCTGAAAATCAGCAAATTTAGTTCTGGTAAAACTAAAAGCACAAGCATCTGTTGTGTCCTGTCTTACAATCCAATTACCACCATGTATTTTAGGATAATTACATAACTGAAAATCAAACCCCTCACCATCAATATCAAAAAGTATAGTAGCTCCATGAGCCATTATATTAATACCGTTTAAAGATGTAAATACATAACTCGATGATATTAAAAATACATAGCCACTTGGAAATAAAACTGTTTTCTGTGCTTTTAAAGCTGCATTGTTTCCATCATCATCTGCACCACTTGAAAACTCATCTAAAGCTAAAGCAATATCAGCTGTATCATCCGTTACACCATCGCCTATTGCTCCATAATCTAAAACATTAATATAACGGTTTAATCCTGTTGTATCAATAGGTATTTCAATTAAATTAAATACAGTTTGCGTATCTGTAACCGCTATAAATGACAGTGTGCTTGTTAAATCAACTACTAAAACACCGTTGTTTGTATATGTTCCAGAATCTTCGCAAATGTAGATACCATCTTCTGTTACTACTGCATCGGCTGCTGCTACACTACCAATAAAACCACTTACTAAAGCCTTTTGAAAATTAGCCTTTGTTATTTTATAAGAGTTAGAACCTTGTGCAACGTGAATATAAGCCGTTTCAAGTGCTGTTGTTATTGCATTTTTCTGTGATAATTTTTTTCTTGACATCTTTTAATCTTCAAATATATATGTATCTCCTTCTTCATACTGATACGTTGTATCTGCAATATCTACTATTGTAGGTTCGCCGTAACCCTCTATCGTTCCATCAAACGTTAAATAATCGCCTTGTGGTGCATTTTCTGATAAATTTACAATATAACCTTCTCCGGTTTGTTCAAACACCCCATCTACTTTTATCTTCCAGTCAATCCTGGTTCTTGCTCTTTTTAAAACCCTTAAAGTGTCTAAACTATACCTCGTCGGTGTTGTTTCATCCGTAATAATCTGCACTCCCGTAAAGTTAATATTAAAACTTTGATTTTGTGGTCGTGACGTTTTCCACCCCTCATTGTCGGAAGTTGTAGTTTCGAGCATATCGACAGTTTCTGAAAAACCGTTGTCCTGTAAACACGCAATAGGACAATCGACGCCACCAACTACTAGATAAAGTATCTGTTCTTCTCCTTTATAAAACGTTTCTGCCATGTTGTAAAGTTAATAAATATTATTCTATTGCTGGTCTTACTATGTTTTCACTCTCTAAAGCGAATGTCAAACTTAAATCATCATAAATATCATCATCAAAAACACGTTCAAATTCAGCTTCTATTCTATCTGTTTTTAAGTCGTGTGTATAACTTAAACATTGAAAATTACCATCTATGTTATTAATTGTTAAAACTCCCAAATAAGGCAAATACCCCAAAATACCACCTCTGAATATCATAGAATTACCACCGCTTATCTGCATCCTATCTCTTGCTAACCAATTAAGCAAAGGAAACATTTTAGTATCATCTATTACTCCTGAAATAGCTTTAGCCCATTGTACTGTATTATTTGCTGCTGAATCCTCAATAGCTCCTATGTAAGAATCACCATCATTATCACAGACAAAAACCTTGCTTTCAACATCAACAACTGCTGAAACCTCATCTGTTTTAGTTGCTGTCCAACTCTCACCCTTAACACCTAATTGAACACCTGCTATACTTATGTTTTTAATTACTGTATAACTTCCATAGTCTGTATCATCATAATAAGGTCTGTAAAATATTAAAGTTATAGTTCCATCTTCAGGCAGTCCGTTTGCTGAAATATCAGTTGTAAAATTCATTTCTCTTGTTCTTCTTCCAACTGACCAATTATACTTATATAGTTGAATATTAGCAACTGAAATAGTCCATTCACCTGTATCATTTAAATAATAAGGAGTTCCTGAATCACCAATAAAAGTTACTCTTATTTTCTGCCCGTAAACACAAGCAAGACCACCAACATCTAAATTTACAAAAGCCTCTATTTTTATTTTTAAAGTAGCATCTAAATCTAAATCATTATCATAAGTTGTATGATCGTATTCTATTGTTTTATCTGTTGTACTGCTGTTTTGTGGCAACATTTGACCTTCATAGTAACCACTTGCCCATCCTGGTATAGCATCTTTTAATACAAAATCCCAATCAGTAGCATGATCGTAAACAGTCCAGCCATCAATATCACCTACACCATCATTAAAGTACATTTTAGGATTCTCTAACACTGAATTAACAATGCCATATTCGTAATAGGCTTTAAAACCACCTAAAGCTGCGTTGTAGTTCTTTTGTTGATTTGCTCCTGCATGACAAGGATTATACCCATCAATATCACTTCCTAACGTTGTACGTGGATCTACTGCACCGTAACTAATAAAAACACCATCAGAATCATACTCACTAAAAGATATACTTGTAGCATCTGTATAGTAGTCGATTATGCGTACTATATGCCATTTATTTTCCTGTTGTGTAATAAAGCACCCATACTTCTTTAAAAGGCTTTCCAGGACTTCTTTAACTGTGAATACAGAACCCTTTTTATCATCCTTTACATATCTGTCAGTGTTTACATAAGTGTCAAACAACGCTTGTTGTGTTATTACAGGATCGGTATCATCTACTGAAAAATACATATTCAGGTCATAGATTCGATAATTCATTGTCGCTCCTGTCAACTCTATACATCTTTGTAAGATGTCAAGTTCTGACATTGAACCTTGATAAATATCACCATCAGGATTAAGAAATTTAATATTCTCTAATAATCCTAAACCATCAACTGCCTGAATATTGATAAGCCAAAAATCTGTAACAAAACTCTCTACTATTCCATCTGGTTTTATCCAACCATTCCAAAAATCTATTCCATCTTTTGTAACTAAAACAGGAAGTTGTTTATCTCCGACAGTTGAATATAAAGGTTCTTGATAAGTAGAATCTGTGTCTGCTTCTAATTGCATATTAAGAGAAGAACCTCTTAACATATCCATAGTCTTTACTCTAGGTCGTGTAATTTTAGCAGTTCCTTGAATAGTAAAGATGACACTTGAATAATTAGGATCATATATTTCTATTTCATATACTGCCATTAGTCCGATGTAATTAATCCAGCATAATCTCCTGTTCTACCATTGTTATTAGTGTAGTTATTCAGAACTCCGTAGAGCTTATCTCCAGCGATTTCAAAAATCACTTTTCCTTCACCACTAAAACTACTTGAACCGTAAGAAGTGCCATAGTTATTACCTGAATATCCACCACTTGAACCGCTTGAACTACTACCACCAAACCCTGCACTTGCTAAAGCACCAATAGCTGCACCTGCTGCTGCAAGTAATATACCTGTCTTAATTGCTGCTGCACCTGCTACGATTGCCACAGGTCCACCCGCTGCGATTGCTATGTCTAGTTTTCCTTTTGCAACGGCTAACTTACCGTATAAAATCATCTGCGCTCCCATCTTGCTTATGAAAGAACCAAAAGATTTTAATAAAGACTGTCCTATTGCACCAATAATATTACCACCTTCAGCTAAAGCCGTTCCTATTGCACCAGATAGATCTTGTAAAGCAGGCAACCAAGAATCGCTTAATATCTCTTTCATTTTTACTTGGTGATCTCTAAATAACGCTTCTTCATTTGTTAATCCTCTTGCGGATGCAGCGACAGCTTGATTTATCTGTTGTTCAGAAAGTTTATAATAACCTTCCATTCTTACTAAATGATCACGATAATTTTGCTCTCTATTAGTATATATTCCTACTGTATCAGAATTTAACCCACCAGCTTCAACTCCAAAACCACTTAAAAAATCATCTTTAGGTTTACCGCCTTTATCTACAAACTCGAAAAATACAGGTATTTTTATAGGTGCTTTATTAATTAATTCCTGTGCTTTTCTATTTAGACTATCTAAAAGATTAAATTGTAAACCAAGTTCTTCAGTTAATTTTTTATCTAGTTCTAGTTTATTATTAGATAGTTTTAGTTTCTGTTTCTGTAATTCTAATAAGGCATCTTCTAGCTTCTTTTGTTTCTCTAATTCTTTTGCGGTTGCAGGATCAACTTCTGTGTTAATACCTACTAAATTTGCACCTGCTTTAAAGTTCCTTTCCCACCATTCCCTATACTCGTCTAGCTTAACATCTTTCTTAAATTTATTGAAATTAGAAAGCCACCAATCTTTATATTGCCCCCATGCATTAGCTGAAGTTCCAGCAACCAACCCCCATGTAGAAACTATTTCGTTTGCTTCCTTTTGAATCTTTAATAACTCTTGTCTTTCTGTTATAAGTACACTAATTGAATCTATTTGAGCATTTAATATTTTTCTACGTTCATTTAATATATCTGTTGTAGATTTGCCTTGAAGTTTTAAACTTTTCTCTAATTCTTTGTTATATCCTAATTCTATCCCAAACGACTTATTTAAGTCCTCTAACTTCTTTTCTAGTTTTTTAGCTTTAGATGTTGCACCACCCATTGAAGAACCAAAAGCAACTAAAGCAGAAGTAACCACTGAAACTGCTAATAATATACCCGCCGGACCTACTAACGCACCTAACAAAGCACTACGCATAGAAACTCCTGCTGCTTTAGCGTTCTGTCGCAAGTAACCCATTTGAGCCGTTAATTGCTGAATGTTGTTTGCTACACCTCTAATTCCATAGGGTGCATCCTGAATAACTTGTGAAAAAGATGTTAAAGCTGGAGTAGTACCTCGAACCATACCACCCATTTGTTTAATACCTTTACCACCTTGAACTGCTCCAGTACCTAAACTCTGTAACTCTCTTCTGTATCTACGTACATTTGCACCCGCTTTGTCAAGTCTAGCGGTGTTTTTAGCTATTGCGTTGTAATACTGGTCAGAAGATAAAGCACCCGCCTTAAATGTAGCTTCTAGTGCCTTATTAGATAGTTTAAACTTATCAAGTTGTCTTTGTGCTTTCGCTAAACCTCTTTCTAGTCCTTTTACTTCAGCACCTATTTGTATTTGAACTTGGTCAGCCATTCTTTTCTCTTTTGTATTTTTCTTGTGCTTTACGCAATGCCTCTAAATGTCTATCTGTTACAACTGGTTCTTTTTTATCTATCGCCCAATACCTATCTTTGCTTATTGGTCGTTGTCCTTTTTTACCGTAAAAGTTAGATACATAAATTTGATAACAAACTTCTCTTGTCAAATATAGTTTCTCTTTTTGTTGTCTATGATATGAAAAAGACCGTAGTCTAAACTCATACCAGGACATACGTTTAAAATAATCCAACGATAACCCTAACTCGCCTAAACCAAAAGAAACAACGTCTTTAGCCCAATCTATTTTTTTTTTGAACTATCTTCGTCTGTTTCTTCTTCTAATGGATGATCACCCAAAATGAAAACACTAAAAGCATCTGACCACTTTTTAACGTTCTCGTTTGCATCGGATAAACCACCCTCATTAGAAAGCCATTTAGTAAACTCTTTTAGAGTAAAATCTAACTCTTTTTCATAAGCCACTTGACAAGATATATACATAGCTAATGGATAATATTTAAAAGGATTATTCACAAGCAACTGTAACAACTCATTATAAGGCTTATCAGCTTCAGATATAAAGTTACCCATAAACTCTAAATCTATGTTAAAATTTAGGTCTTTATTGTTTATTTTCAGTTTCATTTTTAGGTTGCGTTTGGATCTACTGCCGTAATTGAGCCACTTCCTATTAAAGTGCCACTAAACGTTATTTTTTCCTTATTCGCTGCTGTTTTCTCTAAATTACCAAAGAATCCTGTTCCATACTCGACATCTGAACCACTTGCATAAGTAGTTGTAATTCGCCATGTAAAAGTTCCTAATGCTCTTAACTTGGTTCTTAATTCTGCCCAACTAAAAGTATCACTTGCAGTTTCAGCATAAAGTCCTTCAAAGGATATTTCATAAGAATAATCACCTGGAGTTTTTACTAATGCGTTTCCAGAATCGCATTTTGTCAATGGTGCTGCCACTTCATCCACGTTCTCGTTTAAAGAATGTGAAATAAGACAAACCACCGGATCATAAGAGTTGCTGTCATCCCAGACATACAATATCTCATCTTGCCCATCAATGTATGTAGCCATAAGTATAAATATTTAAAAAATTAATATATGTAAAAGTAATCATTTTATTTTTAACTCTAAACGCATCAATTTACGGTAAACTACTTCGTCATCCGTTACCTCGTTAAACTCATTTAGAAAGTTCTGTTTTTGCTCTATTACGGTTAATCCACCTGTTAATACTAAATCATTTGTTAAGTTTCTAACCGAATCCATTATATCATCTGCTAGCTGTTTGCTTCCTGGATTACCTGGTCGTTTATACCTCGTCACAACATCTAAAAGAATAGATGAATCCCATAAATCCTCACACTTATTAAAATCCTCAACTAAATTGGTTTGTGTACTCATTAGAATATAATGGTCTGGATCTGTAACACCGGAAACTCTATAAGTAAAACAGTTAATGGTTTCATCTGAAACTGTAATGCCATTTAAAACAGCTTGTATTGCCTTTCTAACGTATTTATCTGGTAATGTCTTTTGCATGATGTTTTATTCCTTTTTTTAGTTCTTTAACGTATTTAGGTGCTACAATTTTTAAAGCAGGATACATATAAGGTCTGGGGCCACCGTTCGGGCCTGTACCTATTGGCTTACCATATTCTACATAAGCAGCGTAATTTGTGCCAGTTGAAATAACTCTTGTAAGACCATCTGAACCTGGTAGGTCAAAATCATGAATAGAATCGTGTAATCTACTTGTGTCTTTAGGCACTATTACTTTTGCTTCAACTTCGATTTGTTCTGACGCTATTCTAGTTTGTGATTTAATTTCTTGCACTCCCTTTTCGCCAAAGTCCTTTAACTTATTAATAAGCTTATCTACTCCCTTTATTTGCATATTTAATTTAGCCATTCTTTACTGCTATAAATTGAATAAATCTATTATCGAAATTAGTATTCGTTGGAAAACTCTTAATTGTATATTCTTCTGATTTGTACTTTATGAAATGCTTTTTAGCGTTAAAGTCAAATACATCTGGTTTACGTACTGTAACCATGATATTTAAAGACTTATTGTCTAAGCCTAGTTCAGTTATATCTCTACCTTTTAAAGTTCTTAAATCAGCCCACATATCGTATAACTTTTCGCTTGTTATATTACCATCGCCATATTCATCAACAACTGCGGTTATTAACCAAACTTCTATTTGTTTTCTTAACTCTCTCACAATATAAATCGTTTATTGCTAAATAATATCTCTCTTGACATTTCAGATAAATCCTTTGCTATTGTTTTGCCTGTTTCATGAGAGTAATACAATAAGTCAATTATCTCTAATGCTACATCAATTAAATCAGGTGGTACATCAGCAGGATCTAAATAACCTACCGTAAGCGTTAAATCTGTTGTTTCTGAACCGTAATTATAGATATTATAAGTTGTCTTTTCTATTGTATCATCGTCATCGTAATCCGTTGGTACATCAACTGAATCAATAGGATAATCATACACATAAACACACCCATCAACCATTAAATAGGTTTGTGAACGTTGATATACTAAAATATTAGTTTGTCGTTCTACGTAGCTTAAAGCAGTCTTAATCATGCGTGTAATAGCATCATTATCCGCTGTTAATGTTTCATCTACTCTTAAATGCGTTTTAGCCGTTGCTAAAGGTATTACATCAATATATGCCATTTTATAAATCTTTTAATTCGCCAAATAAGGCAGTTTCTTTATCTATTCTAATATCATAAACAACTGAATACCCTTTGTATGTTCTTTTTTTGAATCCTATTGAATTATTAGGGTTCATTACAAAAACTAATGGCTTATCAATTTTAGGGTGTTCTGAAATCATTTTGTTTAATAGTTCCATTTAATTAGTTTTTTGCCATTTATTATTTACTTTTTCAATATCTACCATTTTACCATCTTGCATATAACAATAAGTTTTAGTAGAATCTATTTCGCCATTTTTATCTAACTCTGAAAACCTTTCTAACCAATCAGATAATACTCTTTCCGATGTTCTCATTGCTCTTTTTTACCTCTTTTTGGTTTAACTTCTTTTTTCTCTGTTCTTACTCTCTTAACCAGCCCTAAAGTTATTAAATAATCTTCTCTGCTTTTCGTTAAACCTCTTATTATCTCACCTACCTTTTTAGTACTCTGATCGGTGGTTAAATGTTGAAACTCCTTAATTACTTTAATCATTTCTTTCTAGTTTTACGTTCTGAACGTCTTTGTTTTAGTCTGTTATCGTAATTCTCTTGTAACGTTTTTTCTTTTTTGACTACCTTTTTAACCACTTTTTTAACAGGTGGTTTAATTTCTTGTGCAATACCTCTACCCACTACTACATTTGAATGTTTGACGTCTGCAAAGTAAATAGAACCCGTTGCTTTAAACTCGCCATCATAATAATGGTTCTTTAATGCTTTTAATTTCATGACTATAAATTTTAGTAAAGTTAATAAATTTTATTTTAAATGAGATTGCTCGTATCTTGGCTCTTTTCCCCATTCTCTGTATAAGTGAAACATGTAAATTCCTTTTGCTATTCCTATCTTACCACCAATCTTTTCAACATAACGACTTAATACGTTATCCAAGTATGAACCTTTATAAGCTATTCCACCTTCAGGAAACCGTCCTACATCTTCCCATGTCTGTTTACTGAATAACATCATAACTCCAGCTATTAATGGATTAGGTGATTCTTCTACTAAAGAACCGTACTTATCGTATCTCTCGTGTGCTATTTTAACGTGATTCTTAATATTGAAATCCTCTGAACAAATCCCGTTATGACATTGATATAAAACGCCTTGTCTGTTTGTCATACAACTTACTAAATCAAATTCGTTTGCTTCTGCAATATCTTCACATTGTTTAAAAAAGGCTCTATGATGTAAAGGGAAGGTGTCGATGTCACGAACACAAATCCAATCTTCATCCGAAAGAAACTCTATTAATTCATTTAATGCTCTTCCTAAATCTTTATCTGCTCTACCTGGAGTTATGTGATGAACTGTCAAAATATTGTTAGTTGTGATTGGTGTTGCTTTAGTCTTTTCATTGCTGCATCGTAATATTCCTTATCAAGCTCACAAGCTGTTAAATCATATTTAAGGTTGTGACAAGCTATCGCAATACTACCACTTCCTAAATGAGTATCAAGTATTAAATCCCCCTCTTTGGCATAGTTCATTAAAAGCCACTCGTATAGTTTAATGGGTTTTTGAGTTGGGTGTATTTTTATTTCTTTATTTTTCATATCTTCTTGAATAAAACCAAACCAAGTGTATTTATGTATTTTTAATGCTGTTTTAAAACTTGTCCAAGCTAATTCACCATCAGCAAAAAAACTCTCTTTATTATTTTTATCCCAAATAATAATTGATGGCGTTGAATTTAAATATTCTAAAAAATAATTACCACCCCAAATGATTTGATTTTTACTAACTCTCATTAATTCGTTAAAGTATTCAACATTTGGTGTTGCATTATCCCAATCTTTTTTGGTAAATTCAGTTGCTTTAGCGTGTTTATTACTTATCCCAACCTTTCCTGTTTTAGCGGCATCTATTCCATAAGGCGGATCGACTATTGCTAAATCAAAGTAATTATCTTCATATCTCGCCATTAGTTTCATATTATCTTCATTAGTTATTGTTATCATAGATAATAATTTTGTTTATGTCCTTTCATAATTATTGCGTATTGTCCTTTTTCATGTCCTGAAGTGATATTTTCAGGTAGTATTCCTGTTTTCCAACAAGCATAAGGTAAACTGACTTGATCTCTAGGTGCAAATTTACACGTTTCCTCATACCAAACATCGTGCAATCGGTTTATCTTTTCATCATTCCTTCTTACATGAAAACCATTTAAAAATAGATATTTACCTGCATAACCTTGACTTCGATAGTAGTTTATTTGTTTGTCTATTATTTCTCTAGGAAATCTACCGTTTTTAATGATTTGTGCTGCTTCCTGGAATATATCCGTTCTTGCGATATGTGTAAACCATACTGGTTCGTTAGGTGGTTCTTTAAGTAGTTTCTGATTGCCATCTATGTAACATACTAAATCGTATTCAGGTATAAACTTATGAGGTAATATTTTTACTTCTCGACTTAACAAAAGAGGGTTATCACTTTGAAAATATCTAATATCCCAACCTTTAGAATCTTCTCTATATTCATCTGTAAACATTATAGAATCCCAACCCTCGAATTTAGGTGCTATTGGTAGTTCATCATAATCACCTGTTATTACGCTAAATATTGCTTTTTTCATTGAACTGCTTACATTCTTGTTTTACTATTTTTACTAAATAATCAATATAAGTTTCTAAATCATTCTCGTATTTACCATTTATAAAGTCTTTAGAGTAATAATCTTTAGGGTTTGGTCTTTTCATAATATTTCTGTTTATTGATTGTTGTATCTCTGTCTAACTTTGTTTCAAACGTTGTATCTGCATAAACCGTAACATCTGACATATAAAACTCAAAACCTTTATCTTTTAGTCGTTGCATA